TAATGGCTATTGATGAATCTACGACTATCAAAACACCTACAGCTAAGAGAACTAAAAATATTATTAGTTTAGGTAAGTATGCAAAGTATAGAAGAATAATGACGGGTTCTCCTATTACAAAAAATCCGTTAGATTTGTATACACAATGTGAATTCCTTGATCCGTATTTATTAAATCATGCCTCATATTACGCGTTTCGTAACAGATATGCAGAAATGAAAACTATGCACATACGTGGTAGATCAATACAAGTTGTTCATGCATTTCAAAATCTTGCAGAGCTATCAGAGAAAGTAAAAGGTTTTTCTTACAGAGTATTAAAAGAAGATTGTTTAGATTTACCACCTAAAAATTTTATTAAACGTTATGTAACACTAACACCAGATCAAAAGAAAGTTTATGAACAGATGAAGAAAGAAGCTATGGCTATATTAAATGGTAAAGTTACTTCTACAATGACCGTGCTTACTCAGTTGATGAGATTACACCAAATAACTTGTGGTCACTTTACAGCTGATGATGGCACAACACAATCTGTTGAAAGCAATAGACTTAATGAACTTATGTCTGTGCTTGAAGAGACGGAGGGTAAAGCCATTATATGGGCTAACTATCAGTTAAGTGTTGGTGAAATCATACAAAGAATAATAAAAGAATATGGCGAAGATTCTTATGTTCATTACTATGGTTTAACATCACAAGAAGATAGACAAGATTTTATTCGTAAATTTCAAAACGATCCTAAATGTAGATTTTTAGTAGGTACAACTCAAACCGGTGGTTATGGTATTACACTTACACAAGCTAATACTGTTATATACTATTCTAATGGGTATGACTTAGAAAAAAGATTACAATCAGAAGATAGAGCGCATAGGATAGGCCAAAATAAAACGGTTACATATGTTGATTTAATTGCTGAAGATACAGTTGACGAAAAAATCGTAAAAGCTTTACGTGATAAAATAAATATAGCATCTGAGGTTTTGGGAGAAGATTTAAAAAAATGGATATAATAGAAATAGATAAATTTTTAACAAAAGAAACTTGCGATTACTGTATTAATTTTCTTGAAAACAATAGGGCACATTGGAAATCTTTTAATAAAAGATCAAAGATACAAGTAAAAGAATTATTAAACATTGATATGAAAATAAACAGCTTGTATTTAAAATATATGAAACTCTATCCTAATCATAAATTAGCTAATCTAGAAATATTAAAATGGCCGAGTGGCGAATATCATGACTGGCATGATGATACTATTTATTATAACAAAACTACTATTACTTATTTAAATGAAGACTATGAAGGTGGGAGAACCACTGTAGAAAACTACACAATAGAGCCTAAAATAGGAAAAATAATATTTTTCGATGCTGATAAAAAACATAGAGTATCTATGGTGACCAGAGGTCCTAGATATGTAATGCTTGCTTGGTACAACATAAAATGAAATTAAATTTATTTTCTATACCTGTTTATATTGGTAATATAGATGTAGATAAAATTGTTATTGAAAATAAAGGTTTTAAAAAAAACTGGTATTCAGAAACGGAAAGTTCTTACTCTTATCAAAACGTCATAGATCAAAAGTCTGGTGAATATATCTTAGAAGTGATTAATTCTTTGATAGGTAGTGATCTACCTCCTCACAAAACATATAAACTATTAAACATTTGGGAAAATAAATATGGTAATGGTGATTTTCAAGAAAGACATGTTCATTCACAAAGTCACTTTTCCTTTGTTATATACAAAAAAATAGATTCATCTAAAACTATATTTTTTAATCCATCAGAAAAATTAATGACTAGTTATTATGGTGAACATTTCATAACTAATTCTAATTTTTTTAAAGAACAATTTAAACCAGAATGTAGGCAAGGACAGATAATAATTTTTCCAAGTTTTATAGAACACATGGTTCAAAAACATAATAATTCTACAACTATTGCAGGAAATGTTTTTATTACTTTATTAGACTAAACGAATAAATCTTTTGCTTTACCTATGATAGGTTTGTATTTTGTTTTACCCTCTTCTCTAAATGCATGTAAAAATTGTTTTCTTGGCATGCCCTCTGTATAGCTACAATGTATCCATCCACTGTTAGGTTCACCCGGAGTGTAATATTCAAGTATTAGCTGATCATATGGAAGCTCTCTTTTAATCCAGTCCGCAAGTTCTGCATTGTCTACTCCAACACATTCAAAATCCGCCGCTTCTGCACGGGCATGTTGGCTGTTCGCTGAGCTGCCAATGGCCTGACATAATTCAGGTGAACGAAATCCGCTAGTTACTTTTACTCTTCCGAAGTGGTCACGTACTGGCTGTAAAATATTTTCACAAAGTGCTTTTAGTTTTTCTATTTGTTCTGCGTTAGGATTATTATTGATACCTTTACGGATCGCTGTGTCCGATTTAGTTAATTCTGTTAAAGTAAAATTACGTGAAAGTTCCATTATTGTGTCATGTCCATAATTAAGGCAAGTATGATAGCTCCGCCTCCACCCATGATCATCTTCTCCATTCTTGATACACGTTCTTTGATTTCTTTTATTTGTTCAAAGGTTTGCTTTTGCATTATTCTGCAAAGCTTTTCGTGATCTTCAATTTTTTGTAATGCCGATTTTTTCGCCATTATGTTGTCCCCTTATTTTTGTTTCTTAATCTTATTATTTGTTCAGACGGAGATAGTAACGCTAACTCTGTTGCTGTCAATTCATTTGTTTGCCCCGCTTGTTGTATATTTGCCTGTGTATTTACAATTGGTTGTGGTGTGCTTGGTAATGGTATTAATGGTTCTGACTCAAATAAAAAGTCATTTACATCAGAATCAAAAACACTTGTTAAAGGTAAACGTCTAAACTCTTGCAACATTAATCTTAATGTTGGTCTTACCTCTGTAAATATATTTGGATCACCTAAATTTCTAGAAATTTCAGCAAATCTTTGTTGTATATCTTCTGATGGAAAGTATGGTTCAAATTTACCTCTAGCTAAATTATTAAAAGTTGCTTCACTTAATTGTCTATCTTTAAATTCACGTTGTAACGCAGATTTGTTTACACCTAATATCTGAGCTGCAGATATATTTTTATTCATTTCTTGTTGAACTAAAAATCTAGCTCTGTTTGAATTGTAATATGCTTGTATAACATCGTTTGGTTTTATTCTACCACCTCTTAATATTCCAAAGTAACCACCTGTAAATTCTCTTCGTGCATTTCTTATACCTGTTTGATACTCAGCTATTTTAAATCCCATAGAATCTAGTGGATTTACTTTGATAGGACGTAGTCCCATAAATCCTGCTAGCTCTGGTCCTATATTTAATTCATCTCCACGTTTTGTTGGTGTGCCAAATGCAGCTTGTCCTAATCTTTGAAACTGTCTATAAGATGGTGCAAGTGCAATACCTAAATGTAAAAATCTAATTGCAGCTTTGTTTCCTGCTGGTGTTTGTTCCGTGTATAGTTGTCTACCATCACTTGTTCTACCACCTCTAACAGTCAAATCTGTTACAGCTTCTGTCCAGATAGATTCTGATATAAATGGATTCATTATCTCTGCACCTGCTTGATTTACACCGTCTACAAAACCAGATAATAATGTCTGGTCTGTTGCTTCACCTGCAATAATATTATTTGTTAATGTTCTAAATGGTCTGGCTATTACATCGTATGCATTACTGTGACTAAAATCTATGTAACGTAATTCTCCATCGTCCGTTCTGATAGGGACAAGCGTAGAGTTTTTAGACCAATCTGGTACGAACTGACGTAATGCCTGTATCTCATCTTCGGTCACATCATAAATAGCTTTTGCTCCCTCTACAACTACTTGTGGTACAACAACTAATGTTGTGGCCATACCAGATAATCTTTTAAATCCTGTGCCATACATAGGATTATTATTTTTAACAAGACCTTTACCGTCTATATTAACATATGGTGTAACATTACTACCTATAATTTTTTCACCTGCTGCTGGTATGTGTCTCATTTCTTTTAGACCTTGCTCTGCGATGTTAGTCGTGGTTCTGATCATCTCTGCAGGAAATGACATAAAGTTACCAATCGGTAGTATTCTTGCTGTCTTAACAGCAGATCCTACGTACGCATAGTTTGGTACAGTGTTTTTTACAATGTTAGCTGCTTCTTTTTTTAATCCTTGTATAGCCTCTGGCGTTAATTCAACACCTTGTTTCACTGCAGCTTGTTTTAATCTATCTAACTCAACAACATAGTTTGTAATCTTCCATGTATCATCCTCTGCAACATATTTACCTTGAAAGAAACTACCTAATTTTTTTAACTTAGTCATGAATGGTCGTAGTATTGCATCTGTAGATACAACACCTGGATTACCTGTTGCATCTTTTAATAGGTTAACAAGATCTCCTATCTGCACCTGTGAATTTACAACACCGAGTTCTAATAGTTCTCTGTAAGCTGCCTGTGCCTCTGCAGAGTTTGGTCCTAATTTTAATAATGCAGATGTATCTACACCTTCTCTAAATGCTCTAGCTAATAAACCAGGATTAGTTAGACCTTCAAACAATATACCATTAGCACCAGCAAACGCACCGGCACTAAAAAAGTTACGTAAGTGTGTAGGTATAGATAAAACTGTTTTTGCTAATTGTGATATACCTTTTGGAAATAATAAAAGATTTCTGTAAAACCATGTTACCGCTTTTTCTGCAGGATTTGCACCCTCTCTACCTCTAATAACAGATGTAAGACCTGCACCAATATCGTTTGCATTTTTTATACCATCAGCTATCTCTTTTGTTGTAAATTTACCTGACAATGGATTTGCAATACTATTACCACCAGGTAATTTTTGCACCACACTATCAATAGGAACTATCTGAATACCAGTGGTTGGTGATTGCACAGCTTCTTTTGCTATATCCTCTGTGTCCCAAAAGAAACCTCTACCACCTGCCTGTTGAACTTTTGCATTTTGTTGATTGATATCATCAAGATATGTAGCTGTTCTTGCAACAGACGATAGATTAGTCATTGCATTAAATATAGAATATCTTGGGTCGTTGATTTCACCAAACAACTCTCTAAATACTTTGCTACCTCTACCTGGTATACCTTCAAAAGTTTTTTTCTTAGACATAGCTGTACCGTTTTGATACGTGATGTCTGGTAAACCTGCAGGTCTACCTTTTACTTGTGCTTGATTTATAACATCATCAACTAAAAATTTTGCCTTTTCATAATAATCTGTGCTGTCAGGATCAAATGGTGTTTTTCTATTTGTATCTGTTTTTGCAAGATATCTTCTAAACAAATTTATTGCATTTGCATACGCTTCATCTGTTGGTTTAAATTTTTGAAACAACTTAAACAGGCCTCTTGGTTTTTGAAATATTCTATATGTGCCACCTAACCAACCTTCAATCCTGTCTTTCATTATCTTCTGTAAATCTTTTGCACCTGCAGCAATCTTTGTCCCTGCGTTTCTGTTTAGTATATTAATAAGATTAGTAAATTCATTTCTTGCACCGTTTAGATTTGTTACTATGTTTGTTATTGATTCTTCTGATATCTCTTTATTTTTTAATAATTTAATTAAATCATCAGATGCTTTTGGATTTATTGGTTTAGTCAAATCACCTTCAAACAATACATCATTTATTTTTTTATAAAAATCTACTTGTTCTTTGTTTGTGGTTGTGTCAAAAAATTTACCTGTTCTAGGAAATATCTTGTCTACCTCTCTTGTTATATTTTCTACAATTTCTTTTGCTCTAAAAGTATCTCTTGCTTTTAGTCCAGCTTTTGCCATTTCCGATTCAAATACTTCTGTTGGCAGATCACCTCTTGGTCTTTGAAATATTCTATAAGTGCCACCTAACCAACCCTCGATCCTATCTTTCATTATCTTTTGTAGATCTTTCGCACCCGCAGCAATCTTTGTTCCTGCGTTCCTGTTTAGTATATCAATTAGATT